CGCGGGGGACATTGGTCACCACAAACTCGGTGGGTTTGGGCCAGTTGTGCTCGGCCGGCTTGTACTGGATAAACACCGCCTCATCGAGATCGAGGATTTCCATAAGGAGCTGTAATTGAGGCATATAATAAACAGGCACTTCCGGAGTGATTTCGCGTCGCAAGGGACACTTGATCTCAATAAGTTTGCCGCTTTCCGTGATCCCATCGGGACTTCCGCCGAGCCAAGGGTACTTGGGGTGCTGATAAAGACCGATTTCGTGTGACACCTCATTGTACCGTATACAGTAAATATCACGAGCCTCATCCTCGTACTTGTTGCCGTGCATGGTAGCCTCGTTGCCTTTGAACTCGTTGTACCCACACTTTTTCAATATCAGGTCTTTGGGTTTCTCGTAGGGGTTGACCCCGATCGCCGTGGCGGCATCACTGGCCGTGAGCATATTGCCACGCAACCTGAGCCATTCCTCGGACCTTTGAGCGGCATAATCTTTTTCGATCAGTCTACGAACCTTATCTAGCATTGCTTATAGGAAGTCCGATGGTTTTAAGTATATGGAGTGCGTTTTTGGCCGCTTCCTGCTCGGCCATCTTCTTCGTCGTGCCGTTCCCTCCACCTACAAAAAACCCTTGGATAATCACACTGACGTAAAACGCGTTGTTATTGTTCACGTACTCGTACACTGGTAAACAGTTGTACGTGATTTGACAATGACGCATCAACTGGTCCTTGAAATTGTCATCGATCATCAAACAGGACATATCGATGAACGATGGATCATTGAATATTTTCATAATGAACTCCCGGGTGTGCACTAAACCAAGGTCCAGGTAAATAGCGCCTACCAGCGCCTCAAACACGTCCTCCAAAATTTTCTCGTTGGTGTTCCAACCGTTTTTCATCCCCTTGTCATCCATGAGGACCCATTCATCAAGACCCAGCTTTTTAGAAATATGGGCGAGTGTATTACCACGCACAAGTTTGGTCCGTGCTTTGGTCAAGAAACCTTCCTGGAGGTTCTCGTACTTATCAAATAACATTTTGGTGATTATAAATCCCAGAACTGAGTCGCCGATGAACTCGAGAGTTTCGAACGATTCGGTTAGGGTGTACTTTTTAAGGGCGGATTTATGCGTGAACGCTTTTCTATAGAGTTCAATATTTTTCACTCGCGTACCTACCAATGTATCTATTTTGATTTTAGATAGTTCGGGAGGTGGTTCGAGTTCCATGGTGGTGTTTTACTGGTTAGCACGTATTATTTTTAAGCTTTCTTCACGACTGGACGCTTCACTCCGGTTGCCGTAGCTGCTTTTTTAGGAGTAGAAGGTACAACTGGTTCGATGGTCTTGGTTTCGGCAACTGGTTCTTCGGTGCTAGATGCCTTGACATAATGAGGGCTAATGTACTTCTGGACGTTGAGGAATGTAACTTGAGTTCCATCAGTTGGTTTAAGAAGAGCTTGAAGCTTGTCGTCTAAGATGATGACTCGTCCGTTATCGGGATGCTTGAGGTTGTTCTCGGTAATGTACTTGTTGATTCTTCGAGTTACTTCACTACGGGATACTACTTCACCTTCGGCTAAATTCAAAAAAGTCTTGAGTTCTACACTTACTTCAATAGGCCTATTGAATCCGTTGTTTGATGCACGCGCCTTGGCCTTTTCACCTGTAGGGTCCTCCTGCTTGGTTCGCATCTTTCGAACGAGTTTCAGAAGGCTCTTGAGTTCGCTCTTGATATCGGAAAGTTCGGTTTTAAATTGCTCGAGAGTAATATTAATATCAGCCATTTGATTATGGTTTCATATTGTCATAAGTCTTTAAGCCCCTGACATTGTTAATATTGTCGTTGCTATAACCATAAACACTATGACGATATATAAAACAGGTACATCTGTTTTTGTGGACATTATATTATTCAGAATGTACGAAGAAGACGAAGCTATAGCCCCTATAAAATCATCAGGTGGTTCAGTTTTTGAACATCCTTTACCGTCTCGACACGACTGTGACGAACAACCATACAAAAATCCTTCATTGACTTTACCGCATGTTGGATTATATGAAAAACTCATCGATGATTCGCCTTTATTTGCATAACATTTACAACTCATTCGTATACTATTAGTGAGGAATATTTGGTACGCCTCCGACATTCAAAGCCATTCTATTCTCATATGTACAATCCTCCCATGACTCTGGTGAACAGTATGCGAATACCTCTGAAATACGACTCCTATCCGGCCTGTTCAAAACTATCTCATCGTCCAGTGATACGTATCGTTTAGTCGGTTGAGTATACCGATCTCTCTTGAACAATAAAATTATAATCAAGAGTAATACTATTATAAAGACTAATTCATGCATATGTAATATAATACTAATAAATATTAATTTATGGATTATTCTATAGTTCATAATCTTGCATTGCGTCTGAAACTCAATAAACTTGATGGATGTGGTATAGCTGCTCCTATTTTACTCTACGAGTACTTGAAACGGGTACATAAAATGACCCCTGAATTAGTTCAGGGGTACTATACAAGCGACAATGAAAAATGCTGGCACGTATGGGTTCGTCACAATGACACGAATTATGATATAGGTCACGTTCTTGCGTGTCTTATTGATCCCGAATTTAAAAAAGTCCAATATACGTTGAATAACACCGACGATATACAAGAAGGTCCTCAAGAACTTATTGACCAGTTTAAACTCTATCAAGAAAAACCAAGCGTTTTTTGGAAAAATACATCACGAACCCTTCAGAATTTTAGATCTAAGATATTATATACTACAAAGTGATCGATGGATTATATATACTACAGTGATGAAACTATAACAAAATTTGAAAAACAGGTTCTATGTCAGAATGACCCTTTGTTATACAAATATTACCTCACTGATAACATTACCGAATTTCGAAAACGTCTAAACCCTGATTCGTTTAAACTGATTGAACAATCCGTCTATGTATACATAACAGATACACTTAGGCCTATCATATTAGATACTATCGAATCCATATCGAAACATATGATACCATTTGGTAAACTTATTATTACAGGAGGTGAGGCGTTCAATACATATTTCGACCGAGAACATCGAATAGTTACCAGTGATATAGACACAAAGTTTGTACCTACATTCAAAACCGGGTCTACTTTTTTTAGTATGTTACAAGCATGTAAGTTGTATCTCTGGGACTACCTTGGTAAAATATCTATAGATTTAGACAAAAAAATAAAGAAAAGACTAAAAGTCAATAAACTAGCAAAATTTTTAGGTATATCATTACCATCACATGCTCCATTTGTAACTAGACGATACAGTCTTATCAGAAAGACCATAGACAATCCACAGGTTCTTATAGACGTTGAATTATTTGCTCTCGATTTGAGGCTCAAGTATTATTCACCTGTGTTTGGTAAATGTGTACTTCAGAATATAGGTGGTATACTTGATATTGCATTTATGCGTCCTTATGAATTTGGTTACGAAGTCGTGTATAACGCGAATTTACAGGTGGCCAGTAAGGAGTTTCTTATAAATGATATCATACTTATGCAAAGTCTTGGTTTAAGACCAGATAAAGTAAAGAAAGACCGCGAACGTCTTTTTTCATTTGCTACACATGTACTCAAAATAAAAGGAATAGATTCGAGTATGTCACTTCAACAACTATATACAAAAATAAAACCATCATCTCCTGTATATTCTTCTATTCACAGGAAAAATCCTTCCGTATCTTTTATAAACAATATCATAAAAAACATAAATCCTCTAAAATATTTCAACAGGACAACCGTACCATTCAAAACTAAAATATTATTAGAACATGTGATAGGCAGTCATACTCCTCTTCCAGATTTTAAAAATACCAGAAGCGAATATTATTTCGATGTACAGAAGAGAAAATGGCGTAAATCTACAGACCCTTCATACATCCGTAATATGTACCAGTACAGACCCACCGCTTTGCCTGTTACATTCAAACCGCTGCCTATACAAAACACATTATATGGATGGAATCCAGTACGCAATCGTAAAATGTCACCCGTACTTCGCACCAAAAGTGCTTTAATACCGTTTATAGGTTTAAAGAATATAAACAAAGTAAAAATACAGTCCAAATGAAATATACCGAACCAAAACAATTAGCAGACGGACGTTTTTTTGTACGTGCATCAAAAGATGACAATACACGGTTATTTATACAGCTCAATTCAAGTAAAATTATAAATTCTGATGAGCTTACACTTGAAGTTTCAAGTTCCGTTGTATCTAAAATACATAAGTTTGATAGTGAAATATTACAGGATGCCAAGGTGAATAGCGTTTCATGGTTCGGGAGAGATGTACAGCAGAAGACACTTGATACGGCCTACTCTAAAAGTGTTACAGCGGATAACTGTATGAACATTTTAAAAAGTTCGAAGGTTCCTTTGATTTATTATGATGTTAATAAAAATGTCAAAAATGAAACCGAACTCGAAAACGGTACACTATGTGATATTCTTATAGAATGTGTTGGTATATGGTTTCTCAAGAAGACTTTTGGGGTTCAATGGAGACTTGTTCAGGTCAGAGATACAAAACCTGTTAAAAAACAAGTGTACCTTTTCGAAGACGATGAGGAAGAAAAACAGGACGATGACTATGACTACATGTAGAAAAAAATCAATCAGTAATTGTAAAGATATGAAAATTAAAATAAACATACTACTTGTGGTCATAGTAGCTCTCATTGTTTTTTATATATTTTCAGGTAATATCAGTAAATATACAACCTATGATATTTTGAACCCTATAATCTCAGATGAAGATAATAGACCCTCAGGTCCTGGTTCGCGTGTCGAACGTTCGGATACCAGCTCTTATTTTAGACCCTCAGGTCCTGGCTTGCGTGTCGAACGTTCGGATACCAGCTCATCTTACGTAAAGGGTTTCAGATCCTGAAAAAAAATCCTTTTAATTATAAAGAAAGATGAAAGTTAAAATAAACCAAAAAATGATACTGTTGGTGGCTGTACTAGCTCTCTTTGTTTTTTATCTATGGTCTCGTAGTATCAGTAAATATTCAAGCAGCGGTATCAGCTCGAACATGAGCCCTATTGAAATGAGTCCCTCGGTACCAGGTTCATTTGTACCTCCTCCTCCAGCAGACTCTTACATGGCTCCTAGCTCTTACATGGGTCCACCCGCTCCTAGCTCTTACATGGGTCCACCCGCTCCTAGCTCTTACATGGGTCCACCCGCTCCTAGCTCTTACATGGCTCCATCTGCTGCTCCTAGCTCTTACATGGCTCCATCTGCTGCTCCTAGCTCTTCAGGAACTGGATCTTATTT